TCTTGGAGCGGTTGACGAACTGCTTCACCAGGATGTTCTGCGAGAGCATCCTGGTGGTAAAGTTCTTCAGTACCGGGCTGGTCTCGATCGGCTCCTTGATTCTGTCATTGGAGAACGTCGTCGTCTGCGTCGCTGATGGGGAGACGTACAGTACCTGGAAAGCAGGCACCATGCAGATGTAGCAGAGCGCGATGTTGCCGAGCAGCGTCGACTTCTCTACCTGCCGACCGCAAACCAAGAGCACGCGGCGCGCTGGCGTGTCGTAGATGCGCTCCATGTGCCGCCTGCCCTCGAACGAGAAGGGCTTGTACTCCCCCTCGTCGTCTGGCATTCTGAAAGCGTACTGAGTGAACTGAGATGGGAGTACGTGCGGGATCTTCGGTAGGTGCCGCTGAGCCTCCTGCAGAACTATCGGGTCCTCTACGAGATCGGGTTCAGGTGTCCAGATGGGCCTGCCCATCTCCGCCGCGTAGATTTCCTCGTCGGTCAGCTCCTCTTCTAACTCCTCTGGTTCCTGATATATTTCTTCTGCAGCCATGGATTGGGTAGAAGAACTGCGGGCCTCGTTACTGCGTGCGGGGGATCACATCGCCGAAAGCAAAGAAACCCTCCACTGGAATAGTCCGGACGGCGGAAGTAACGTCTTTGTATATCGGTTGTGGCATCAACTCCCAACAGGGACGAAGGCACATATTACGGCCTACATCCGAGGTTTCGCCAAGGCACATGGGTGGCAGGTACAAAAAATAACGCACAAGAAGTTCGCTATCGAAGTAACTGCCGCTCCCCTACTCTGACTTCCGCTTCTGTGCCTCCTCCAATACCTTGTCCAGTTTTTCGAAGAAGCGCATCACGAAGGTGTCGAACTCGGGAAGGTGACTGTACCCACGCGCCCTGAAAAACCAGGACTTCATCTCCTCCGTGTACTTCGCGGTCAGCCTCGGTCGCGTCGCATGGAAGTATGACTGACCGACCTCTTCCAGACAGTTCGGGAAGTACACCAACCAGTACCACTTGTGATTGGGATCGTCAGTAAACGGGTGCTCGGGCGTTTCGAAGAAGTGTATGACCAGATCGTCCGAGCTGGCCGCGTGCACCAACGCATATTCGGCCCTGAACGTGGTGAAGCCATCCACCTTCTTGAACTGCGGGATCCCCTTCCTGATGTCCTTGATTGCTTCGGGCGCTTCTTTCATCAGCGCGCCGGCCTCCTCGTTGGAGACCTCATTCAGAACTATCGTCTTTTCGTGGGGCTGCTGCTCCGACTGGTTTTCCATGAACTGGTTCTCCTTCCGTTTCGATTGGTGGTTGCAAATCCAACGTGTGATGTCCCCCGGATAGTTGCTTTACATTAGGCAGGCGCCGCTCATCCGTTTTCAGCACTAGCCTGCTGAGTCCTTCCTGCAATCCCTCTTCCACTTCTCCGGTCTCTTGCAGGATCTCGCTCATGGCCTTGGCCACAATAGCGTAGTCTCTGCTCATACCCGATTTACCTTCCAGCAATGCCTCATCAGCTTTGATGGTTGCCGTGAGCCTCGTTGCACTGACGATGCGAGAGATCTGTACGTTGGAGGGCATGATGCCTCGACGCAGCAAGCTGAGCAGTCCGGCGTAGGGAGTCACAGGCATGTTCGCCGCCTGCAACCGCTCGCCGCGCGATACCGCGCGAGCGTAGCACTCATTCAGGCGCTGCTCACCAGGATCCATGCTGACCGGCTGGTACGCCCGATTCATCATGAAGGCCTGCAGTTCTTCTCTATCCACAAGACCCAGATTGAAGTAGTAGAACAAGTAGTATTCCACCGCCTGCCCCGTGGAATCGAAACCCATGCGCTTCAGGCTGACGTGGATCCACTGGGTGGTGGAGCCAGCCAATGCCATTGCTTCGATGAGCTCCTTCGCTCGAGCCTCGTCCAGGAAGCGCATCGCGCGGAACATGTCCTGGTCTGGCCTGAAGATAGTGTCGAGCTTCTCTTTCAGCAGGAAGCGGGTGGACTGGCGGTGGGACTTCTTCTCCGGATAGAAGGGATTGGGCGGCTTGCAACGCGCTCGCAGCTGTCCCAAGTAGGTGGGCCCGATGTAGTCCAACTGCTGCGCCCGGACCAGCTTGCCGATGTCATCGTCGGTCAGACGGTCCGGATGCACTACCAGATACTTGAGGTAGTACTCACACGGAGAACGCTTGGGCACTTACTGAAAGTGTAGGATTCCTACACGACTGTCAAGAGTCAGTTGTATTCGGCTGGCTCTTGGAAGGCGACAGTCTTCAAGCCTTCGATGACTTCCTCCGTGGCGCGCACGGCCCTTTCCAGAGCACCTTCCGGTACATCGTTCAGTCCGAGACGAGAAGCCATCAAGAGTTCGCAGAGCTTGCCCTGCGTCTCGTTCAGATGAGGGATGTAGCCTATGAACGCCACGAGGTTCTCCGGGTTGATGAAGCCCAGAGATAGAACGGTGTCGACCGCGTCGGGATCGCTGATGACGGCCGCCTCCTTGAAGAGCTGCCGGCGCAGCACCGGCAACCGGGACAGCCGAGCCTCCGCAGTCTTGCGCGCGGCGTGCTCCTGTTCCGCGGCGGTCTTGATGAAGCGGCCGATCCGCACCTGCACCGGCGCGCTGGCCGCTGACGCCTCGCCGAGCTTGCGGATGCCGTACTGAGCTTCCACACCCAGTCCGGCCAGCAGGAACATGGCATCGTTGAGGCCGATGAACTCCCGCTCCGCACTGGCCAACTTTTCGACCGCCGGGCCGGAAATCGAGAAGCTGCTCCCACCTGAACGGATTTCCACGGAGGCGAACCTGCGCATGGCCGACGCCTGCTTGTTCACCTCGGGCTCGGCGCTGGCGAGGGACACGCTGCCGGCGCGCGCCAGCGGAGACCACTGCCAATGTGCAGGGACCAGCATCCGTCCGTCCGGGGAGCCCGTCACGGCCTGGATGGCCGGCTGCACTGAGACCTGCACCGGGTTGCCGTCGTAGGTCTCGGCGGCGAACACCGGGGGCTCTCCCTGTTCGGGCCCCGACACGGATCCCTGGATATCCAGCGGGATGGTCGCCTTCAGCATCCCTCCCTCGTTGGTGAAGAACACGCCGTAGCCCTGCGGCACGTCCCCGGCTGGCAGATCCATCTCGCCTGACACCGGCGTGCCCAGGATGTCCGTCTGCACCGCCGCCTGGGAGCCGTTGCTGAACAGGGCGACGGGGACCTCCGAGCCGTCGATGTCGATCAGGGAGGGCAGCACGACGCCGATCAGCTCCTCGCCATCGTCCTTCTGAACCTTGTAGACCCCGGGGAGGGTCACCTGCGCCGCGGCGGCCTCGGCCGGCGCCTCCGGCGGCTCTCCGGCTTCGGCACCGTCGGCGAGGGTCACAGCGCCCGTCTCGTCGGCTGCCATGACGATCTTCGCCCCGAGCTTCTGCAGGGCCTGCCCACGGTCGAGGTGAATGATTCTGGGCTCCCAGGCCTTGTGGCTGGCCATCTTGAGCCGGTACCCGTCGTCGGTCCGCACCAGCTGCAGCACCGTGGGCTCGACAAGCTCGAGTGGGCTAGCGAGCTTCGTGCGGGGCGCGTTGAGCAAAGTTTGTACAGCGTTCACCGTCGCCGCGGCGTTCTTCTCGTAGGCCATGCGCACGTCCTGGTCCTGAAGCGCGTCCACGAAAGCGTCCAGATCGCTCGCGTTGATGGTGGGGAGAATGGACTGAAGGACGGAACTGAACTTGCCCATGTGCTGTGCCATGTAGGTCTGGTATCCGGACGTCCCTCGCACACCAAGTTGCTTGAGACGGCGTTCCACTTTCGCCCCGGCTCGTCTACCAGCTACATCGAGGGAGCCTGGGGACTCTCCGGCCCGTACCTTCTTTCCCCAGGAACGCGCTATGCGCAGCACACGCTTGACTCCTGCAGCTTTTTCTCGCTCCTCCTCCGTCAGATAGTCCTCCAGCGCCGAGCTCGCCTTGGCCATGTCCCCGCTGGGCATGATGACGCCGGCCATGCCGTAGTTCTGCCGGTAGGGCGGGTAGAGCTGGCCGATCATGGACTGGTCGCCCGGGGTTTTGCTGGTGACGTCGAAAGCCTGCGGGCGGAACAGGGCCGCGCGCAACCGGGACTCGGTCAACGGCAGGATCTGCGCGCTGTCGGTGATCAGCAGGTCGAACGGCATGAGCTGCCCGTCCCGGATGATGACGGGAATGCGCACCTGGCGGATGCCAGCCGCGCGCTGGTCCCCGGGAGGGGACGTGGCCTGCATCTCGGACTGGTTGGAGACCTGCACGAACCCGAGGCCGTACCCCCGCTCGCCGTCGACTTTCTGCATCGAGACGTGAGGCGAGAAGTCTGTGATGTAGGGGACCTGCTTGAACAGTTCCTGCAGCACTTCCTGTGGCCACTGATTGGGGTCCTCGGAGAGAGTCGTGCCCGCCGCGATCTTCTCGAACGTGAGTCTGGGAGTAAGAAACAGGTCCATGCGCGTCTCCTATATCGTCTTGATGATTTCCGACAGGGCCACTATGGCAGAGCTCACCGAAGTCACCATAATGATACCCGAAGCGAACTCGGTAGGCTGAATGAAATAGTCAGGGTCAGGGTTGCCAGAGTCTCCCACCCCAGCATCGAACGCCGCCTTGATCTTGTTTCCTGCCTCCTGCAGCGTCATGGTTCCCGGACTCCCTAGCGCGCCTATCCCATCAAATACTAACAGAACAATCGGCCCAGCCCCTAATGGAACGTCTGCGAGCTGCAACGCCGGAATCTTGACGGACAGCATTGCGTCGATGAGAAGCTGGATGGCGCCGAGCCGCGCAGACAACGTCGCCGACAATGCCGCGGCCGCGCTGATATCGGCGTCTACCTGCGGCAGCTGCAGCGGAGGAAGTGCCAACGCCGCGGACAGTGCTGCCTGCAAGTCAATGATGGCTGCCAACGCCGCACGAATGGACGCAGTCGGGTCAGCCACCGATAGACTAAGACTGGCCTGCAACGCCAGACTGGCGTCCAGAGATGCGGCCAGATCCGTCTGTAACGGGCCCAGCCCAAGAGAGATCGCGGCATCGAGCTGCGCGGCAAGCGGGTTGATGATGCTCGACAGGTCCGCGACTGCCAGGTTGATGGAGCCCAGTGACCCAGTGTAGATGGTGTCTACCGTGGTGCCCATCAGATGAGGACCTTGGTCTGGCCGGTAGTAACAGTGCCTCTAAGGATTGTCGGCTGAACTGTGATCGGCGTCCCCGGAGGTATTGTGCAGTTGGGCGGAGCAGCGGCACCAGCTACAGGCAACGCCAGCAGTAGAGGAGTTGTGGGACCGAGTACTACTTCTACCACTGAGCCCACGTGCGCGGCTGGGTTCTGCCCAGCGTTTACCCGCATGCCCTTGGTTGAGATCTGAAGGTAATCCTCCGCCTGTATCGTCGCGCCTTTGGTATTGACTACCAGCTGCTCGGACTCGAGCTTCATAATCTCCTTCGCACGCAGCGTGAGGTTTCTCTCGGCGTGCATGACGACGCTTCCCTGCGTGCGCAGAAGTACGTTGCCAGCCTTGTCGAAGAAGTAGCGCAGGGTAGTCAAGTCCCCTACATTCTCCTCGGACGCTCCGGTGTCGGCCTTGAACCCCTCTGGTGCCAACGTCACCTCACAGTAGATGGGACTGTCCTTCGTCGCCATCTGGTTCTGGCCCATGTCCGAGCTGACCTCGCTGATGGTTTCGGGTACCGGGTCGCGTAGCTCACCGATGGCCACGCGGATCGTGGCTTCCTTGTCGGCCGCGCGTATGCGGTAGGTCTCCTTCTTGACCGTGTGTGGGTTAGTCTTCGATTCGCCCGGGGCGAGGAACCAGTTGATGGCGCCGCCGGTGTTGTAGTGCCTGTAGTTCTGGCTGATGTCCGTGATCAGGTTCTCGAGCGGTATGTAGATCCTCTGCGCGAGCTCGGAGCAGCCTATCTGCAGCACACCCCCGCGATGCAGTATCGCAAAGTTTCCATCCCGCCCCCGAATGTAGATGTCTCCAGGCTTGGGCTTGGGACGACCGCCACTAAAAGTCTTATCCGGATAGTTGTCTACTGCTGGATCTCCGTCCTCCTCTTCCTCCTCCGCGAAGTTCTGCTCAGAAGGCATGATGAAATCCAGTAGGAAGGGTGGTGGACCATCACTAGGAATGCAGATGTGACACTTCGTTCCAATGTCAGGCATCACGTAGATGCCAGCGCCACTGACTGGGTCTTGGTACGGAGATGAGACCTGGATGTTGGGATAGAACTTGTGGTCGAACTTCGAGACGACATCCACGGTCCAGAGCGCCATATTTAGATCTGCGACCTGCCCCTCGATGATGATGGCACCTATGACCCCTTCCGGCTGAAAGAAGCTGATGTTCTTCGTCTGCTGATCGGGGGAGATCTGCGTGTCTCGGTTGAGGCGCCCGAGTGTATCTCTTCCAGACGTCATCAGTACGCGTACCTCGGAACGTCTTTCAGATGGGACAGGCCCGGCTTGTTGGCATGCTCAGAAGTCAAGCCGAACTCGGCACCATAAGCCGCCCCAGGCACCGGATGGATACCGTGCAGGTTGGCGCGCGCGCCGATAGCCGCTGACTCGAGTAGAGTCCCACGCAGCTCCTGGTGCTGTAGCTTGGCCATCCAGTCTTCCTGCACTGCCAGCGGCATCTGATCGATGCCCTTCAGTACGGGAGAGTGCTCCACTGGCTGCTTGCCTTCCTTGAGCAGCCGCCGATTCAGGGCCCGGATCTCGGAAGCGGGCTGGAACTCTCCCTTCAGAATACCCTCGGCATCACCAGGATCACGGATCTTCGTCAGATTGCCCATGGCCTTGACGGCCGCCTCCACATGCTGCCGCCGAACATCCTTGCCATAGATACCGGACAGCTCATCCACGAGAAAGTTCTGTACCTTCTCCATGTTGTTGGTGGCTTCGTATAAAGTTCTGGGGTTGATGACCGTCCGATTGGGATCGGACAGTACATCGCCGGCGCTCACCTTGGTTCCCACCTTCGGTGGCTTCCAGCCTTTGTACCCAGTGTACTTACTCGCGCCCGGCAAGTTGACGTGCAGCGGCATACCTGCCTTGTCCTTACCTACATGGTGAGACTCGCCCCCAACCCAGACTTTGACGCCGGTCGGGTCAGCTTCAATCTTCTCGACCCTCCCAGACTTCTTGGCCAGCACTGCCTCATCGGGAATACTCTTCTTCAAGTAGGTCAGCTGCTCTACGCGCTCGAAGTCATTGACTGCACGCGCCCCGCCTGTTGTACGCACACCTCCAGTGTGGAACTGCTTCATGGTCAACTGCGTCGAACGCTCCCCCATTGATTGCGAAGCAAGAATCCCCACGTTTGTACCCAGGTCATACTCCTTGCCATCGGCTTTCAGGCCAGCACACTTCTGGCAGAGGCCCGTCCCGTGCTCGCATTTTAGTGGACTTCGGATTATGACGTTGGCCGCTTTATCCGCAGCCCGTATCTTGCTGACCACATCGGGAGTAAGTAGGGTGCCGGCGCTGAAGTGGGTGTTCTTGGCATTGAAGTCCTTGGCCAGTGTACGATCGTAGATATTGCTGTCGCCGACATTCATGGCAATGCCCTGATCCGTGCCACAGTCGTCTCCAGTCACAACCAAGTTCATAGTGGTCTGAATCATGCGCTTGGAAAACGTGCCCGGGTCGCGCACCTCCTGCACCTTCATGACCGTCCCACGACGCGCGCCCTGTTGCTGAGTCCAGTAACCAGCAAGGTCGAGGCCCTCAGAGTAGGATTTCTCGATGGGCTGCAAGATCGGTTTGCCTGCAGCATCCTCCATCAAAACCGGAGAGATGATCATCTGCTTGTACTGATCCTGCTTGAGTCTGGCACCCGATGCCAGCATGAGATCCAGGTCGTTGGGCTTCCGGGCGGCTTTGGCCAGGTGCGCGCCCATCATTTTTTCGGAGGCACGCGTCCATAAATCCGCTACCCGCCGTTCCTTGTCACCTGCGGGGATAGTCTTACTGGCCATTATGGCGTCCGCCTGTACCTTCGCGGCACGGAAGATGGGATCGCGAACCGCACGGTCAGGCTCGAAGTCATCGAGACCGAAGGACTGCATGGGAACGGAAAGATATTGCTGCTTACCCTCCGCTATATTGATGGCATCCAATCCCAACGCACCATGAGGGATTGGGATAGCGCCGGATGCGGCTCCGTTGCCTATGTCCTTCAGCCTGTTCGCAATGTCTCCGTATTCATTCGTGTATGACCTAGCTGCCGTATCCAGCAACGTCTCGACGCCAGCGTCGTCCAGAACTTTTCTGTGATCCTTGAGCACAGAATCGCGCATCGGCTCCGGCAGAGCGGAAGCAATCAAGACACGGCCAGCGGTAGTTTTGGTACCGCCGATGTTCGTCAACTCGTTCAGTTTCAACTTGCCATCACCCACAGCTTTGATTGCCGCCGCCGGGCTGGTGTACCTTTGATTGTTCGACCCAACAACTCGGCTGAGGCTGAACAGCCCCATAGACATTTCGTGCTTCGTTGGATAGGCGACCCTGCCCGACGCTTCGTTGAACAGGTTGCGCGACGGCATCATCCGCCTGGCTTCCTCTACAGCTTCCCGGCTGATAGGCACATACGCACTCATCTGGTCGCCATCGAAGTCCGCGTTATAGCCGCTTGTCACCAGTGGGTGGATCTGGATCGCCTTGCCTCCCACCAGCTTGGGCCGAAACGCCTGAACGCCATGCTTGTGCAGGACGGGGTCGCGCTTCAGTAGAATGGGGCGTTCCTGTGCGACAGCGTCCAGAGCGCGCCAGACAGCATTGTCCTGAGCCGTTACCATCCCCCGCGCCTCCAGGACATTGCGCGCGGCTCCTTGTTCCATAAGCTTGTTGACTACAAACGGTTTGTACAGCGTGAGGGCTTTCTCTTTGGGCAATCCCACCTCGTCCAAATCCAGTGCGGGCTCCGGCACGATGGTGGATCGCAAAGACATATTCTGCCGGCGGGACATCAAGACATTCTGGAAGTAGCCCTCTTTGGCTGGTGCGCCTGCTATCTGATGTAGGATGCCCTTGTGCCTTTGGTCAGCGTAGGGTACGCCGATGCCCATCAGGGCTCGCACGCCATCGTACAAACTGCCTCGCAGTCTTTTCTTGCCCTCGTCGTCGAGATAGGGCATCAACTCCGGGTCTTTCATCGTCGTGTTGACGTGCCCGAAGTCCTTGTAGAGCTGGTTGAGGTCCCCTGCCTTGATGTTGCCGTTGGGCAAAATGGACGGCGCGCGCATGGTGGGCGGGATTATCGGCAGGTTCCGAAGGATGTAGGCCTCGTCCGGAGAAAGATTGGCCTGCTCTAATGCGCGCAGGGTCTTGACCTGCTTGACCAGTTTATCCACCTTGGCTGGCGTTGGCCTGTGTGCAGCAGTGGAAGGCAGCGTCATCTGCGTCAGTTCATCTTCCGCTTTCTTCAGGCTGGAAGACACGTCGATCTTCTTCAGCATCTTGGCGATCGCAGCGCCGCCGGTGTCAGCGCCGGTCGTCCCCAGCTCCACTATATTACCCTCGCGGTCCACCGCCTTCTCACCGCGGGTCACGGCGAGATAATCCTTTTCTTTCAAGCCTGTGACTCTTTGAATCGCCTTCTCGAACATGGGGTTAGGTACAGGCTCTGCCAGCGAGACGTGAGACCACCGCTTGCCGCCATGCCCACCTGTGGCCACGGGATCGAACAAGCCACCTTTGATTGGCTTCGGCTCTCCGCTTTTGTCCAAGCTGGGATAGACGACCTCGCCGGGCTTCCTGATCTCGCCCGAGGACATGTTGAGTATCTGCCTGTCCGTCATGGGCAGAAGCTGCAGGTGGTGACCTCTCTTTTCCACGTTGACTCCGGTCGCGCGGAGCATGTCCTCGAACTTGCGATAGGAAAACGTGGGTTTCGGCGTCGGAAGTGGATGCCCCAACTGCATGGCTTCCCAGACATCATCATGCTGCGTCGGCCACTGCTTGGCTGGATCAGGGTGCCGTACATCCGGCCCCTCACTCTTCCAGGTCTGCATCTCCCGTATATTGGCCTTGGCGCCATGGGCGAGCAGTGTATACAGATCCAGCGCCCCGATGGATTGACCACCCGTCTTTCCACCACCGGCAGGCAGTAAGTTCCGGTCATAGAGTTCCGGATCTTCCTCACCACCAGGCAGCGCCATCCCGGACCGCGCAGAGTTTTTCTTATCTATCTGATGCGTCAGCTTCAGCGTGTACTGCGGGCCCACGAGCGCCGCGCCCAAGGACTTACCCGACGTAGGGTCTATGAGATCTTCCTTGTCAGGTATTTTATGTCTCTGCAGCTCCGCCTTCACCTTCGCCAGCTGATCCACGTTCGCGAAGTTGTCCACCACGTAAGTCTTGCCGGTCTTCTCGGTTATCTTGCCCGCGGCGGTCTCCAGCACCTGACCGACGTTCATGCGCCCCACGACCCCGAGTGGATTGAGCAGGACATCCACCGGCCGTCCGTCAGGCGTGTGTGGCATCTCTTCGTCCGGGAGTATTTTGGTGACGATGCCCTTGTTGCCGTGCCTGCCAGTGATCTTGTCACCCACTTGCATGGGCTCCTCGGTGCGCACATGCACGATCATTTTGTCTCTGGCTTTGTGCACACCCACTACCTTGCCTGGGTAATCAGAAGTCCACCGCAGGCTCGTATCGACCTGCTTACCCGCCAGCGCCTTGCCTATTTGCTGTAGGCTCAACTGGTCCTTCACCTGATAGGGGCGCATGGCCAACACCAGCGGATCCCCAGGCTGTACTTCCTCTCCCACCCGGATCACGCCAACATCGTCCAGCTTGCCGTACTGCTCTTTGCCGTAGGCATCGATATGCTGAATCTTGAACTTCCTGGGATCGGTGACGGTATTCTTCTCCAGCCGTAGCTCAGGCTTGTGCATGTGCTCGCTGGTGAGTTTCCTTGCTGCACCCTGGCCGATCACAACGCCATCCTCGAAGTTGTAACCCTTGTAGGGTGCGTAGGCTGTCCGCAGATTGACTCCCAGCGACAAGACGCCATCTCGTGTGAAGTTACTGTCAGCGATGCTTTGCCTGCGCTGCACAGTCTGCCCAGGCTTGACTATGGGCTCCGAGTGCATGACGGCCTTGGGATCGTTGAGAGGGAAGTTCTCGTAGAGCTGCACCGTCTCCAGTCCCTGCGGCCCCTTGATCACAATGCCGTTCTTCTTCACGCGCGTGACCACCCCTGAAACCGGCGATGGGTGTGACGCTGCTCGGCCGACCAGTTCCTCGAAAGTTCGGAGACCCTCCTGCTCGTGGCCGGTCGCCACCTGCACGTAGGGCACTTCCCGATCCTTCAATGAGATTGCCTGCTCCAGGTGCTGCGTTGCGTAAGTGGCACGGTTGCCGGAGTTATTACCCAAAAACGGGATAAGATTAGTAGTGAGGCTAAAAACTTGAGAAGGATGTCGCATCACGTAGTCGGCGTCAGACATGCGGACTTCCGTCAACTGATTTCGGGGACCTGACGCCTTTACCTTTGCACCTATCGGTACTGGCTTCTTTCCTTCCCAACGTACCTGGTCGGGCAGCACCACGGTGGAGCTGAAGAACTGGTTAGGAGGTACGAGCTCCACCTTGCTCTTCTTCGTGTTGTACAACCAGACTACCGGCTCACTGCCCTTCTTGCGCAGGCCCATCGGAAGCCTGAGCACCACACCCGACTTCTCACTCTCGGGCGTGCGTACTGGGTCCAGATACCCCAGATGTGACGGATTGATGAACTTCGCGTCCACCATGTTGTCGACTGCGTCCTGGCTCTGGATGCCACCCGGGCCCATGATGGTCGTCTGCTGCGCGCCCGCCAGCATGGCGATGGGATTGATCTGTGTCGCGTGGTTCGACAGGGAGTTCTTCGTGAAAGTCTTGCGGATGGGATCGTTGAACATGTCGGATTTGATGAGATCCCGTACTCCCTGCGCCTTGAATAGCTTTCTAGTTACTCTCTTGCGCACCGAGTTCTTCACGTCCCTGGAAGTCAACTTTTCGTAAGCATAGTCACCAGTAGTGCGCAGGTCCTTGAAGATGATGGAGTCCCGATCGTCCTCCGGCGCTCCTCCCTGAATCTCCAACAAGCGCTTGGAGGCGTCACGCAAAGCGCCATTAGTGACATTGGTATAAGGCTTCCCGGTAGTCAGTGCTGTAGCCTCCGGCCGAAGCAGAGATTCTTCCATTGTGGTGCGGAAGTAGGTTTCTGCTTCCTCATCCGTCTTGGGCTGGCGCCGGCGGTCCACACGAAAGAACTTGGCCAGCGCACCTGTAAGTCCCTTGGCTTGCTTGTTGGCCTGCAGGATCTCCGGCCCCCAGTCACGTTCCAGGGTATCGTCATCGATGCCCATAGTCTTCATGAGCGGGTACACGGGAATGGCCTTGGAGCCCCCTCGGGCCATCATGAACTGCTTGGAGTCCGGGTCGAATGTGATGTCGAACTCCCGTTTGTTTGGAACATTGAAGTGCGCCTCAATCTGCCCAGCGACGTTGCGCCGGGAGTAGATGCCCGGCTTCAACTGCCACTGGTTCTCGACCTGGTACTCCTTGCCGTCGATGATGAAGCTGCGACGCTTGGTCACCCGGGGGAGGTCGGCAAGACGCACCTTTTGGCGGTCCAGCACCTTGCCCGTCTTGGTGTCCTTCAGAGAGATGTCCCCCATGAGTGTAGAGGCCCACGTCCGCCCATTCATGCGCGCGGCCAGCTGACTCCGAATATCGTCCGGATGAAGTCCCTTCTCATCCACTTCCAGACCGTTCAGTTCGATGGTCCGGTAGGGAGTCTGGATGGGGAAGTGTTCTTTGACACCCTCGAGGGTTCTCTCTTTGAAGGCCTCGTAGGCCTCATCGTGGTCCAGGTAAGCCATGCCCGCTATTGTACCGCAGTGACCCCAGAGTAGCGCACATTTTGCAGCGGCCGCAAGGTACCAAACGAAACAGAGATAAGAACTATGAGAGCCAGAACCAGGCTCAGAAAGAGAGGTGCTATGAAAGGACCGAGAGACAAGGACAACTCGGGCAGTCTGGAGCAGGAAGACCAGGATGCTTTGTACGCCGAAAAGGATGCCGGCGACGAAGCGCAGACGCAAACCACGGAGCAAGAAGACGGGAGTGAACAAACCTAGTGCATCTGTTTGGGTTGTCCTTCATCACCGGTGTCGGTTCGGGACTGTTGTTCTGGGTACGTGACTGCTACGTCCGCGAACAGCAGCGATGGTGGCGTCTTGTTACTCAACCCGTACAAGACTCGCCTCGAGACGATACCGGGGACTAGGATCTTGACGACTGATCTGGGACTGGCCGGGTTCCGTTATCCCGACCCGGCCACCCCAGGTCGCGTCTGGACCCTCCAGTATCTTTTCGCCCCTATTCCTGGTCGTGCCCTGAGTGGAGTCCGTGCCAAGCTCGTCGACGACAAAGGCTACGTGACTTTCTGCAACCAAAGGGATTTGGAGATCCTTTTAGGCGTGGGGCAGCCAGGAGAACTTTGCTACTGGGCTGACAAAGAGTACCCAGAGATCGGCGAGGGAGACTGGTATGGGTTCTGCGTGGACGAAGAAGATCTCGCCGATGACTTGCACGAACGAGAGCTGAGACTCCGCCAACAGTTTCCGGGAATACTACCTCCCCACCTTGAAATAGTGAGACGAATCCACGACGGCGGCGCGGACGCCGAAGAGCTGAACCTACTACTGTGGGATATGGACAAGCGCACCGGACTCGGGCCGGACACCCGACTCGAGACCATCGACTGTCGCTGGGTGCGTGTAGAGAGGAAACCACTGAAATGGAGATATGCCGACCCATGGATCCCGTAGATGAGTGGCCAGTAACCAACTTCAGCTGCTCTGCCCCGTTCTGCCAGGATCCAATACCCTTCGCTGAGGATGTGGTGGTGGTCACCGTCCACAGCGCCGGGTATACAGAGAACGGGTTACAGTACGCTCCCATCCCTGCAGATGATGGTGACTACCTTTACGAGCCCTGCTACTTCTGCGCTGAGTGCTGGTCACAAGTAGAAGAGGAGCTCCGAGACTACACCCGTGATCAGCCTCCCGTCTTCGACGACCAGGCTGCCTTTGAATGTCAGGTCTGCAAAAGCGGTATAAGGACCGGGGAGCTGTTTGGCGTGGCTGTAATGGGAATGCTGGAGATGTCGCAGCGCTGCCCCAATGGCGAATACTCAGCCAGCTTCGTCAGCCCCGACCCGAAACCGTTGCTGATCTGCATCTCATGCCTGAACATCGTCGAGAAGGACGTCGCAGAAATGTGGGGCGGCCGCATTGTCCAGTGCAGCGAGTGCGAAGAAGGAACCAACCTACGCTGTTGGCGGCACGGCTGTTCCGCTGACGGCCACTGTGTGCATGTACATCCTATGGAAATAAAGAATGCCTAGACCACAACAGTCGCAAGTAGAACGTGACACCGGGGGAGCAGTCATCCCCGATGTCACGCTCAAGTTTGACGAGATCATCAGCGCCGCGCTGATGGTGCCCATGGGCACCCGGGGACCGCTGGACCCCCAATGCGTCATGGGTCTTCCTTCTCTCTTCTGGGGACTCTCCGGTATCGCGAAAAGCGACAAGGTGAAGCAGGGCGCCGGGCGCGTCGGACTGCCAGTGAGAATCGTTTTTCCGGGTCAGAAACAGCCCGAGGAGTTCGGCGACGTACCCGTCGTCATGGATCCAACTGGGGAAGGCAAGCAGCAGCTCATGTCAGCCTGCATGCTCAGCCAGGTCAACGAGCTGAACAAGCTCATGTACGGAGTGCTCTTCGTCGACGAGGTCAGTTGCGCCACCCCCGCCACGCAAGCCGCGATGCTGGGCATGGTTCTCGACCGGATGGTTGGAGCCACGCCCATCATGCCTGGTGTCAGAATACTCCTAGCTGCGAATCCCCCGTCGTACGCCGCAGGCGGCTGGGGGCTGGAGCCTCCGATGGCCAACCGCCTGGCCCACTTCTACGTTCGGTGCCCACCAGTAAGTGCCTGGGTCAAGTGGCTGATGGTAGAGCACTCCGATCAGTTCACGCCTATCGAAGGACCGATGCAGAAACTACGGACGAACTGGCCCGCACAGTGGGCGTACATCCGCGGACTGCTGATCGGCTTCATGGAAAGCCACCAGAGCAGACTGCACGCTCAGCCCGCTCCCGACCAGCCGCAAGCTGGCTACTGCTGGCCCTCACCGCGCACATGGTGGATGGCCGGCCGTGCCATGGCCACCGTGCGCTGCCTTGAGATGAGTGAGGACCTGGAGCAGTTCTTCGTCGAAGCGTGTGTGGGCCTGGGCCCTGCGCAGGAGTGGATCAGCTGGCGCGCCAACGCAGATCTGCCCAACCCGAAAGACGCCCTGGTCAACGGTTGGCCCATCGACCGCACGCGCCTGGATCGAGTGATGGCGGTCTACAGCTCCATCACCACTTACGTCACCAACATTCCGGACAACAAAGAAAAGTATCAGATGGCCACGCTGGCCTGGAACAGACTGCAGAATCTCATCGATGCGGGCATGTCCGATATGGCTATGACGCACGCACAGATACTGTGCACTCAAGGCTGCGGATTCGATGTCAGGGGCGCTCCCCCGACACTGAAAGCCGCATCCCAGCCTATTATCCAGACACTGTCCGACTCCGAGAAGGGTCTAACAGATTACATCGATGAGTAATACTCCTGAAGAACTAGAGCTGAAGTGCTTGGATGCCCTGGCCGCGGCCAGGGCGTATCTTCTGCACAGAGCACCATACTTCTCCGCGACTCTCTATGGTCTCGTGCCGAAAGTCCTGCCCGGCATGCTGGCCCAGACTGGCGGAAAAGGTGGGTTCGGCGTGACACGGGGCATGGTCCTGTACATGGATCCAGAATGGTTCCTGGGCATCGAGGACAAACTGGATACCAATCTCAGCACGACCGACAGGCGTAAAGAAGCCACTGAAAGACGTGGTGGTCTACTGGCTCACGAGGTAATGCACGTCCTTCGGGATATGGAACGAATCGAAGCCATGCCCAACCAAGAGTTGGCCAACATCGCTTTCGACTTGCCCATCAACCACGACCTAGAGAAAGCTGCGTTCAAACTGCCTGAGGGTGGGTGCTACCCGCGCACTTTTGGCCTGAAGCCTGGGCTCACTGGCGAGCAGTACTATGAACTGCTGCAGAATAAAATGCCCCAGGTGCACGAGTATTGTGGCGGCCGCTTCGGCCAGAGCGGGCACGGAGATGGTGACAGCACAGGGAATGGCAAGGGAGACAAGAAAGGCGATCCCGGAAACGGTGCGGGCCAGCACCAAGATCAACGTGGGCCCGCCGCGGGCCACTGCGGCAGCTGCGCTGGAAGCCCGCTGAGCAGAAGCCTTGAAGAGCAGCTCGACGCTGCGATAGGCAGAACACCTGCTGATGTGAAGCGTCTACGCGATGAGACGCTACAGGCAGTGAAAGAGTCCGCGTCCATGGGGCGCGGGGATATCCCGGGCAGCCTGGAAGAACTCCTGCAGGAGAAGCCCGGACCGTCCGTCGTGCCGTGGCGCATGACGCTCAGCCGAGTCATACGCCGAGCGACGGGACGCATCGTGTGCGGGCAAGCCGACTATTCCATGCGGTACCCGTCCAAGAAGTCTTACACCAGAGGCATCATCCGTCCGGGGATGGTGGACCGAAAAGTAGTAGTGGTGATCGTTGAAGACAGCTCCGGCTCAATGGGAGCGGAACAGCTGTTGCCGGCGCGAGCCGAGACAGTGGGCGTATTCAAGCAGCTGGGCATCGACGATGCCTGGTGGTTCGATGCCGACTCCAAGGTGTCAATCGAGCCCAAGAGAATACGCATGAGAGATGTAGCTACCCTTCCTGTGTATGGTAGAGGAGGTACTGATTTCAGACCTGCACTCGAAGCAGTCCGGAAGCTCAAACCGAAACCGGACATCTGTATCTACTTCACCGACGGCGACGGAGTGGCGCCAGAGAACCCTCCGCAGGACATGGAAGTGGTGTGGTGCATCGTGCCCACGCCCAACGGACGCAGGCCCGCCAGATGGGGGCACCTTGTGGTGGTCAGCGATGACCAAAAGCTACGCGATCCTTACGAACGGTAGGGGCCGCCGGGGAAACCCGGCGGGGTTTCCTTAGCCTCAAAAACGCCCTGAAAACGGGGATAAGAATAATAGTAAGAGGAGCAGTCACGCTTCTCTTCGCACACGAGGTGAAAGATGAATACGAACGTGCACATCCGTGCGATCGTCGCAGCGGCTCTCGTCGTGAAGCGCAACTCGATCGGCATCAAGAACTGCTTCGTCGAGGCCCTCGGGCTCGACAAGGCTTGCATGAAGCAGTTCTTCCGCCCCACGCAGGCCGTGTTGAGCGCTGCCGTCGTCGTCACCCAGGCCGCCGCCGCGGCGACCGAGGTGGTCGGCTACTACCTCACGGACTACAACAAGCTCGCGAAAAACCTGGCGGAGGTTCTGAAGAAGCAGCGCGACCAGGCGGGGCACCTCACCTGGGAGATGGTCGAGGCGGAGATCGCCAAGGCGCAAGCCGAGGTCGCTCCCCCGCAGCCCACGGGACAGCCGGGGTCCGATCCCAAACCGGTGTGCTGCGCCGACCAGGGATTCGACAACTACACCGTGTTCCATCCCCAGGGCTGACGCGCAAGAGAACGACGCCATCCCGACAGGGAAAGGAGCGGGGGCACTTCCCCGCTCTTTTCCTAGCCTAAACTGATGCCGCTGCCCTTCGTGGCGGAAGCTGTTGCGGTTGCGGACGCATGTCAACCTGAGTGGCCGCACGCATCGCTGCCGGCTGCGCCTGACCGGGCCCGAGCATGGGAGGCGTCTGCACCTGCGCGCCCTGCTGTTGCTGCGACATCAGCTGCTTGGCGTACTGCATCACCAACTGTGCCAGCTCAGGACTCTGCTGCTGTAGATTCTGCAGGGCCATCTGTTGCTGCTCCGGCGTCAGCATCACGAACTGCTGTGCCAGCGCCTGCGCGTACTGATGGATGTCCATGCCCACGGTAGTCTGCTGGCTGTCTCCACCGAGCTGTGGTCCCTGCTGCTGTATCTGCTGCTGCGCGCTCATGGGGCTGCCCATCTGCTGCAGTGCATCGTGCCCAGGCTCGCCCTCCGCCGGCGGAGACTGCTGTGCCTTCATGAGGGTCTGCTGCGCCTTGGCCTGAGACTTGGCCATGACCACTTGCGCTTCGCCCTGAATCTCAGCCATGGCCAGCTGCTGCTTCTTGCTGGCCTCCAAGCGCTTGGCCGTCTCCTTGAGCATGATTTCGTCTTCCTGAATCTGATCCAGGTCGGCGTCGGCCAACAGCGTGCTGTCAGAGACCTTCTGCGCCTGGTTGAGCTGGAAGAGGTAGGCCTTGCGCTGAATGTCGTCGGCCATCTTGAAGGGCTTGAAGCGGATCTCCGCCTCCGGCCAGTCCATGTAACTGGCGACCTGCTTCATCACCCAGTTTGCCAGCTGCTTGTGCCGAAGGATGAACCCGATGAACTGGTTCTCGAGCATACGCATGGAGACGTTAGTCCCGGCGTAAGACATCCCTCCGAGCAGGAACTCCCTTGGCACCCCAAGACCGGACATGATGTGCTCTGACCACGCCTGAATCTCCGGGGTGAGTAGCAGAGCACGTCCATCCCCTCCGATGGTCTGATTTCCAAGAGGGATGGGCATGATGGGAATGTAGTTGTTGTCATAGCGCCACCGGGCGATCTCCGTGGCGACGTGGTCGCGCCACTCCACCAGGTTGATCGTCGTGTACGGATCGCTGGTGCCCGAGCCCGCCTGTGGGAAGAGCACGCGCAGTGGGACGATGTGCTCGAGCAGGATGGCCTCCTGAGCCTTCTTCATGATCTGCAGGTAGAAGGTGTCCTTGAGCACCGGCAGGATGATGGGGATCCCCCATCCGCGGTCCTGCTGCGCCAGCGTAGGGCGCTTCATGTGGAAGAAGTTGTCCTTGGCGAAGATGATGCCCTTGTTCTGCTTCAGCGCCTGGATGAAGACTTGCGGTGTGGTCTCGACGATATCCTTCTTGCCGATGACGATATCGTTCTTGACCATCGGCGGGATGTTGTAGAAGTACGTCGAGTCGCCCGTGACCTCGTTATACGAGATCTCCATGAACTCGCAGTTCCAGCGGATGAGCCTGATGCCGTTGGCATCTCGGTAGTAGAAGTCCTCCACTCCCGCCTCGGAAGTAGTACCGCACTTCGGGCAGGTCAGACGGAATGCCAAGTTCGTGAACACCCACTGAGAGCGAATACGGTTCGCCTGCTCCATGAACCCGCAGTACTGACACTTCAGGTACTTGTGGAATGGAAAGCCGATGCTCACCGAGCAGTTGCCCAGCGCGTGGTAGTCAAGACCGCACTCCACCTGCCACGGACGGTAGCGCAGGTGCTCCTGGAAGTACTCCGTCCAGCGCTCGACCACCTTGGGGTTGTCATGCACTACCGTGATGTCGGTGATCGGATACTCGCTGAGCTTGAAGACCGTGGCGTTGATAAGTGGATTGGTCAGGAAGTAGTAGCGACACCAGCGGAACAGCTGCTTGATGCTGACCGGCAGATACGTGTGAGCGATGTCGAAGAAGGGATGCGGGTAGTTGACACCCTGTGTGATGACCCCGCCGTGCAAACGCCCGCGGGTAATGGCGAAACGATTGACCGCTGTCGAGGGCCCTATGCCGAGTCCACCAATCATAGATTTGCCGCCGCCCGGTCAGTGTACACACGATCCTCCGCTTGTGTCATCCCGCCCCCCGGCTCCACCGGCCCAGGAGGGCTCGGGGGCTCGGCCGGCCGCCGCCGCCGCTGTGCCAGCCTCCCGACTCGCTTCAGCCCACCGCTGATCGCTGGTTGCAGCGCGAGCTGGGACATGATGGGCATCGGGCCCAGCCCATAGGCCAGCATCCCCAGCTGCTCGCCTGCTCGCTCCAGCCTACCTCCTTCGCCGGGAGCGCCCTCGGTCGTCAGCGCCCGCGCGGTACCGTAGGCCGGCAGGCCGAAAATCAGCCCACGCCCGATGGGCTCCATGCCATGCCACACCTCGCCCATGCCCGTACGTAGCGTCTTCCCCGGCTGGCGGACCAGCGACTTGGCGTAGCCTGGAATGCTGGTCAGGCCCATAGCCTCCGACTCGAGGGCGAGATTGCGGTACTTCTCGGCTCGCTGCATCTTCCGCAGGTTCGCAGGGGTCGGTGCCTCCTTGTACGCTTGCTGCATAGTAGCCAAGCGCTTCTCCGCATCCCAGGCACCTCCGCGGATGGACCGGAGGCCTCCCTTCCCACGAACGGCCTGGGGCTTCCACCCGGTGAAGCCGTGGAGCTGCCTCTGCCCAAAACGGGCCAGGGCCGGGAAGAAGCCCTCACGCGCAGCCAGACCGGCCCCTGCGGTAGACCCGAGCGCCCGAGCGCCGGCTAGCCCGGCAGCGCCCGTTGTGGCGCCCAGGAGGGCACCCTTGGCCCCGCTGCCAAGTGCGCGCTCCAACCCCTGTATCGTCGCCAGCCCGCCACCAGCGCCTTCCCTGCGCGCCTCACGGTAACCCTTCACCCCGCCATGCAGCGCGCCGCCCACACCGCCCAGCGTGCCGCCGATCCCAACGCCCGACCCGAGCGCGGGCGCGACCCGGCGCAGCAAGGGCGCGAGCGCCTCCTTGGTGAGCTCCTCCTGGAAACTGTGCAAAAATGGAGCAGCGTCAAACATTCAGCACCAGGTGCATCTGGCTCTGCAGCCGATCCTGGTTGCGGAGCATGTAACGGTGGGACTCCAGGTTCCTTCGCAGCTGTTCGTTTTCCGGGGTCTCCTCAGGCGGCAGCCGACCCGTCTTTCGGACGTCCGGCCACCGGGCCTGCACGTCCTCACAGTCCAGCAGACCATGCTTCGTGCCCACCTCGACGAAGTCCAAAGGTATGGGAGGGCAGAACACGCCGTCGAATCTGCAGGCCTCCTGGATGAAGTTCTTCACCTCATCGGTCCATTCTACATCCGACCGCACGTGGCGCGCTGTGTCCACCGACACCATCATCTGCGCGGCCGAGGGCGGCTGCATGATCTCGAAGTCCACATACAGATAGTTGAAGGGCTGCGTGCACCAGTTGAAGACTTCCCATCGCTGCCAGTACGTATCGTTGTAGTGCAGGACTTTCATAGCCTGCACCTTGCCGATGTTGAGATCGCTGACTGAGGACTCCCTGTCGCTGAAGGAAGTACGGAAGTCCTGTGGTATGTGATGGCGCAGGGTCTCCGTTTCCCAGTACAGCCAGTCCGGCCCGTACTTCTTCAGCAGGCACAAGTCCAGGACCACCGGGTGGATGTCCGGGTGCTGAAACAGATTGATGGCCGTGGGCGTGGAGAGCTTGGCGACCTCAGTGTCCGATTCCGCGACTTCAAGACCCTCAACTGCTTCATCCGCCGGCTCGTCAGGCGGAGCTGGCTTCACGGCGCCGATGGCTTCTAGGGCGTCATGAAACCGCTTCTCGAAGTCAGTGTGCTCGGCCACGTATACATCCTAAGGGCTTTGGATGTCGTTTGCCATACGCGCCAGGACTTTTTTCTGGTCCATCGGCAGCGACTCGAAAATGCCCTTCGGATCTTCCTTGAACTCCTTGGCGAAGTCCTTGCCGTACAAATCGATCAGCCCCTGACTGGGCGACTGCGCCAGCAGCGTCAGCTGTTTGTCCGAGACGATCTCGTTGCCGATGACATGCGTCTCTTCCTGAGCGGTCTTCTCGCCGAACACCGACCAGTACGGATCTGGAATCTGCTCGTCGTATAGGTGGTCGATGCCCGCGGTCTTGTCGAACTCGCTCAGGACCTCGGCGAGGACCTCCGGTGGGATGGCCGGCCAGGACTCCGCAAGCTTGGTGAGCGCACCAGCATGAATCTCGTCCAGCACCACACCCTTTCGAGTGTCGATGGCGATCTTCACTTCCTCCGCCGGTGCGCGCTCGGCCGAACCGTACTTCCGGATCGTGTCGCTGAGCGGGATGCCCAGCACTGAGGCCCTCTTCACCAGGTTGAGGCAGTACTCCCGCCGGTGCACCGGGGCAAAATGGCCGCGCCAGGTATCGAAGTATTCGGCAGCCTTCTCGACTTCATCGAAGCTGTCGAGTGGGTACCGCTGCAGCGACGGTAGTGCGTAGGCGCTGGCCTTCTTTTCCGGCGTGGGCGCCGGCGGCTCCTTGCCAGCCACGTTCACCCGAGGGTTGATCGGAGCCGCCTGAGGGTTCTTCTCGGGCTGTTCGCCGCCGACAGCGGGCTCCACACCCGCGGGAGGCGGAGCGACCTTCTCCTCCGGGCCAGCCGCCCCTGTCTTTCGGATCGCCTTCGGAACCTTGGGCTTGCCTATTGGAGCACCATGCGGCATCGCGTGAGTGCCCGCAGCTTCTGCTTGCTTCGGCTGGAAACTGCCCCAGTACTGTTGTCTCGTAACGATATCGGTCATCACACCAACCCCATTCGTTGCCTCTGCAGTTTCATCTGTTGAGGAGTCACGACACCGCCACCCGCACCGCGGGCAGCCCGCAGATTCTTCTTTGATTCGCTGAGTGCGCTGGGCAGCACCATCGCGCTCACAGCCAGAGGCATCACGCCGATGGCTTGCTTGATCAAAGCGCGACGGACAGCACTTGCTTTGACCAGTACTTTCTGTGTAAGCCTCTCTGGCGTACTGTGCGTGCCCCGAGAAACCTCGGGCCCAAAAAACGGACGCCCTTCGGTCCTGTACTTAGATTTAGGACCACCGGGGCTGATCCTCTTCCAAGGAAAGTAACCTAGATGCTCTTGCGCCGCCATGCTCGCGATGTTTGCTTTCGACGCGCGTCGGTGCGCAGCCAGATACTTCTCAGGTATCGGAGGAACTGACTTAGTCTCACGGGCTATCTCCCGCGCTCGACTTCTGGAGACATCACCTAAGGCTTCCATCTTCTCTGCAAATCTACGGACGCGAGTGTGCCCACCCTTCTGTGCCAGTGCCTTGCGTGCACCTTCCGCCACGCGCTCGATTACCCACTCGCGCGAAACCGCAGTCTTCGTCGGCCCCTCCATCCCTCTGGACTTCAGCGCCTCCAGTTGGCGCTTACGGACTTTTGGGGCGCGGCTGACCGTCACCTCCGCGGCTGCTTTCTTGCCCAACCCCAAAAAGCTTTTCACCTTCTGCCGCTGCTCGTCACGATACGACAGCCTTTGGGGTCCCTGCTTCACCGGCACGCTATCTCCGGCCATCCACCTCTTATGTGCCTTGGCCAAATCCTCGTACTCGGGCGTGCCCTTCTTTGGAGGACTTTCTAAATGCTTTACTCTTCCCGTAGCTTCCAAATACCTTGAAAACTTGGTGTTCTGCATATCCCCTATGGGACCAAGCTCCCACTCATTTTTGGCGGCGGTCTTCTTCGCACACTCTCCGGTCCCCGGTCCCTCACCGGTTCCCCGGAAGGGGCCCTTACCTTTTCCCGGCCCGAGACCTCTTCCTCCCTCGGGCTTGCCGAGCTGAAGGCCCCGACCCTGAGCCACCTTCTGCAG